CTCTCTCTTTAGGTAGACAGAGAGTAAGAAACGCCTACCCCCCCTACCCCCCAGATTACCTTAAGATTACTCTTAAGATAGCCTAAGGTACACCCCATGACCCATGTCATATTGATGTACTTCGTAACGGATTCCATATCAGTGTCATCTGTTTAGATGTCAAGTGAAGTTCCCGCCCAGTGGTCTCAAGTCTGCTGTTGCCAGCAAAGCCACCAGAATCTCTTGACATCAAGTAGATCCCGCCCCCAGAGAACTTTGTACATTCTCCTAAGGTGTCCGGAACGGATTTACCTCATTCTGGCATTGGTCCCTGACCAGTTGGCCTTACGAGCCACAGCAGGGCCTCCAAGGGCATTCTTCATGAATCCCTTAAGATCAATCTTTAGAAGGTTGTCACGGTGAGCCAGGTTGGCCTTATCGTTATCCCTTGCCATTGATTTGGTCCAGTACCGTACCGCACCTTCCACAGCATCCAGCCTGTCATCATGTATCAGGGCTCCCCGGTCTTTGGTGATCCGGGTCATTTGATAGAAGAGGGAGTACTTGATATCTGTTTCAGCGGTGGCATAGTCTTTGGTGATCAGTCGTTGATCCACCACCAACCTGTGACTAGACATCACGGGTTCAAGTGTCTCAATGATCCTTAGTTCCTTCTGGCCTGTAGCCCTGATCTCCTCAATGGAGCAGGGGTAGATGCTCCCAAGGACAGGCTTGAGCAGTTCCGTGAACATACCATCACCGAAGTTGGACTCCACCTGAATGAGCTTGACGTTATGCTCCTTGGCCTTCTCAGCAAGAAACTTAAGAGCCTCCGGGGTGTACCCAGCTTTGGAACCCCCTGCATCCATTAAGAATACATTGCCCATCAGTTGCTTGGTCACAGCCCAGCCTGTCTCATCTCCACCTCGACCAGAGGGATCGATGAACATCATGGCCCCTGTGTAGTCGGCCATATCGTCAGACTTCCACATTGGACGGAAAAACTTATCCCCAGTGAGGGCCACATTGGGCACATCAGAGATCACCCCCGCTGGATCATTGGCCCAAGCAATCTTCGTGTTCCCCATTGAAGGGTTTAACGACATGACGATTAAGTCCCGAATCTTGAGTGGATATCGGTCGCCATCACTCAGGGAAGTATCCAAGAGGAACTGAAGGGCAAAGCCAGCCTTACCGTAAGAGAGTCTTCGCTCCATAAGATCTTCGTCAGAGAACCTACGAGGCTCTGTGGTGGTTCCCACAAGCTTCTCGTTGTCCCTCACTGCCTTGGTGATCATGGGAGCCAGTGCCCCCTTGTAGCTATCGATCTTGTTGATCTCTGGGTACAGGGCAGGCCAGATTCGTGTCTCGTATCCCCGCTCACCAAGTTGGGTGTACAGGGACATCTCTGTCTGTGGAGTACCGAGGTAAACAATCCTGGCTCCCGGCACAATCACGGCATCAAACTCTTTGACAGCTTCTGAGAGTCTGTCCCTCATGGTCTGTGTCTGACTATTGCCAGGGGTCTCCGTATCATCCGCGATCAGTACGTTGGCACGGGAGCCTGAGATCTGTCCTGTGATACCCACTGACTTCACTGAGGGGGAATGTGAGGCTCTCGCTGGGCCCACATCAAAGGCAATCATGGAGTCCCTCTGACCGGGTCCGGGGGAGAGGTGCTGGAGGATTGGGACCTCATTTATCAATCGCTTAACAAATGAAGAGAATGCATCTGCTCGGTCCTTTGAGGCTGATACCACCAACACCTTCTGCTGTGGGTCGTTCAAGAGAACCCAGCAGGCAAAGGCGGATGTCACCCAAGACTTACCCACACCCCGGAAGGCTTCAATGAGCATCCGCCGGGGGCCATGCTGGAGGTAGTGGGCCATGTCATATTGAATGGGGGTTGGGGTTGGCAAGTTAAGGTGATCCCAGATCACTGACATGAAAACCCGGAAATCCCCCTTTATCCGCTTTAGATCATCTTCATTCGACATGACACAGTGCCTTTGCTAATTTCAGTACGTCTTCGTGGGATCCTGCACCCTTTGCTGCGTTATAGGACCACACAACAATCTGTGTATTTTCTGGTGTGTATCCCAGATTTGGGAGTATTTGATCAAGGCTTGGGATGAATGGGTTTTTAAATCCACTCCCTCTTCCGTCCCTACTAAAGTTAAAGGGAATACCTGTTACCTCACAGGAGCCGAGAGCCAGTCGGGAGGCAATCCATTCATGGGTAAGTGTGCAGGGAAGTCCCTTTACTGCTGCCCGAGTTCGGGCTCCATGAAGGAGGTTGTTTATTCGTCCATTCGGTGTCGCCTTCCAGAGGGAGGCTGCTTCCTTCCCTGATGCAGGGTTTGATCGGATGCTGTTGGATTGGTACACTTTTGAGCAAGGCATACATACACTTGCAAGCCCGTCATGCCTTGATTTATTTTTATAGAAACACAAAACAGGTTTAACTGTTACGCACTTGGGACATTGTTTTGTCATGTTGTGAGGGCCACTCTTGGCGGCTATAGAGGCCCTAGAAGCTCTCCAAATGGAGAGGGTATGCATACACCACTCTTTTGGTCTTACGAGGTTCTAGGGCTGTTTAAAGAGGTCTAACCGTTCTTGCGAAGGGGGACTACGTTGTCATCATCAAATACTGGTAACCCAGCCAATCCGTGAAGGGGACCTGTTTGGACACCTGAGGCTGTCTCAATATGGTTATCCTTTAAGAACTGACGGGCTACCGAGAGGAGTGAGGAGTTGGGCCTACCAAATTCATCAAGCACTCCAAGGCCATCTTTAAGGACAGTCGCGAGTTGTGCATGAAGTTCTGATAGGGCTTTCTCTGAAGCTTTACTCATAATGGAATTAATTTATATAGGGAGGCTGCGGAGGCAACTACAGCCCACACCCCGATGCCCCTATTGATCCACATATCGAGTTTCTTTTCAGAATCTGTTACGCGCTCAGTAAGGGCCACTAGGGCTTGGCCTTGGACGAACTGACGCTCTTCAAAGAGGACCAGTTTGTTTATTGCATCTGTCAGTCCATCCACTTTTTGTTCAAGGCGGTGGAGTTCAATCATTGGATTTCTTCGGGATAGATTCCTGTGAGCCAAGAGACCAGTGCAGGGTTGTCCCGAATGAGTCCAATGGTTCCTGTTGCTAAAGCTCTCACATACAGCTCCTCTTCATCACCACCGTATTCACGGCCTTGAGTGTGGAGGAGAGCATGGAAGAGTTCGTGGAGGACTGTGTCCTGGAGTTCCTGTTGCTCTTGCCCCTTGGCAATCACAATGGAACTCTTATGGGATTCAAAGAACCCCGCTACCCCAGGCATCTTGTCTTGTGCTTTGTGGGAGAGCGAGATGGTTCTTCCGTTGACTCTAAAGGAGGACGGAGGGAGACTCATTACTTATCTGCCAAAGCAGAAGTAGTTACTTCCCTCAGTAAGACCATTAAAACAGGCCACAGCAGGATGACGTAATTGCGATAGGGCATTGGTATGAACGATCCGAGAAAGCCACTATTGACCTCCACGGCTGTTAATAGAGCACCGAGTATTGCTACCCAATAGGTTTTGGATTTGAGGCGTTGGAGAATGGCGTTCATGCTGCTATTGCTCCAAATGTTTTCCAAGTGCCGGGAGTTCCTGCTGTTGTACACACCCAACCAATTGTTCCACCAGCAGCAGGGGCGTTGTTATAAACAATATCTCCAACCTGATAAGTTCCAGACACTGGTGCTAAGGCTGCAAGCAATCGAACTTTTGCTGATCCAGCGGCATCGCCAAAGTTTCTTATACCGTAACCGTTTTGAAACACAGGCCCAGTTAATCCCTTATCTGTGTATAAAGTTGCTGCGCTATTTAAGTAGCGAATTGGCTCAAATGCTACAGCGTCTGCATATTGAATAACCCAAGCATTCTCTGTACTTAGAAATTTTAGTTTCCATGCGTCAGTGGTAACAGTTTCCGAAGAAGCACCCCATGTAAACGCACTCAAAGATGTATCATTTTTACCAACCGACCCGCCAACGGTTTGAGTTCCTTTTGCATTAATGTGTTTATATGAACCACGAAAAGAAGCACTTCCATTTAATACAAGTCCAGTGCTTGCAGCGGTTACACGCTCACTTGATGAGTTAAGCCCACCAATCATTAGTGATGGTGCAATTATTGATGCCTCACCTGTCTCTGCATAACAACCAATAAACACGCTTGAATTTGTTGCACCGTCTGTAACGATTGACCCTAGTGTGTTCCCATCAGTGTGACAGCCGATGTAGGTATTTCCAAGAAAAGAACTTTCGACAATTCCATAGCCTAGATTATTTGAGCAATTAACTTTTAAAGCTAAACCAGCATTAGCGTCTGCACCATCTATATACAGTCCATCACCACCATTACGCAAACACGACACATCACTCAAGTACCAGAGATTGGCATTTCCTTCAGTAACACCACCAGAGCCAATAGCTGCGGCTATGCGAATGCCGTTTCTACGGAAAGAGTCTGTCCAGACATTAGTAATACGAGTGCCGGGGCCACGATTTAAAATACCATCGCAAGCAGCACCAGTACCACCATTGAGTAAACCAGTAGGCCCACCCCTTGACACGATAGCAAGTTGCACTATTTCGCAAAAGTTACCAGCGGGTGTGCCACTTGGATTTGCACCGGGAGAATTGTAACTATTGACTGTAAACCCAGTTTGGTCTGCGGCAAACTCAAGCACAGTACCCGTGTTAGTAACATATAAAGACGATGTTGGTAGTTGTCCAACAATCCGAACTGGCTTATTTAAAACAATACCCTGTGAGAAATACCATTTATTTGCAGTTGTTGCTGGAAAAACAATGGTTCCTCCTGTATCAGGTATTGCAGCATAAGCCAAAACAAACGCTGCGTAGCAATCAGTAGTTCCATCTCCGACAGCACCATAGTCAATCACGTTGATTGACGCGCCAGCAATCATTGAATTTGTTACTTTAGTTAGCATAATGCTCCTTATATAAAGAATGTTGCGCCAAAATTAATTCGGGCTGTTGAAGAGGTAATGGGATTAGCTGCGTAAAGTGTCGTTGCAGAAACATACAACGAAATGCCATTATTGGCTCCGTTATCTGTAGCAGTTCCTAGGCAGTAATCCAAAGCGGAATATGGCATTCCACCGCATAGGGGACTGGCTGTAGCTGCACTGATTGAAGTAGCGCCAGCAACCCAGCCAATAACAGTAATTTGTCTACCAATTCTTGTGTAAGTTCCAGCAGAAACAAATGCTCCAACGACTGTAAGCCCAGCACCTTGCGTAGGAGTCCAAGTCCCCTCCTCATACCAGTTCAGCAACTGACTCGTCATTCCTGCTGCTGGAGTATTGGCGGTGAAATTGATGCCTTTGGCTGCTGTGCCAAAAACTAGATTATTACTTTGAAGAGTCCACGTTCCATCAGGCATTAACTTAGCTCGTAATGCCCCGCCTGATCCACCCCACATAGCAATTGGGTCTGTTCCGTCCTGCCTTACCCAAGTACCCGCATCATTTGAACCGCCGCCACTTGTCTTCGCGTCA